GAATTATTTATAACAGAAGAACTATGTAAAAAAGATGTAGATGTAGGTATTACTTTAATGCAATCACAAGGTTTTTATGCGATACCTGCATGTTTTAAAGTCGGAAAAAATCTATAAATGGCTAAAAATCCTAAAGTAGGTACGGGTAAAAAACCTAAAGGTTCTGGTCGTAGATTATACACAGATGAGAATCCAAAAGATACGGTATCAATAAAGTTTGCTACTATAGCTGATGCAAAAGCTACGATAGCAAAAGTAAAAAGAATTAAAAAACCTTACGCAAGAAAAATTCAGATCTTGACAGTAGCAGAACAACGTGCTAAAGTTATGGGTAAAACTGCAATAGCAAAACTATTTAAACAAGCTAAAGCAGAACTGCGAAGGAAACATAATGCCGTATCTAACAAGTAGTATCCCTCATTTTAAAGCATGGGTTAGAAGAGAATATACAAAAAACTTAGAAGAGTATCATGGAGAGTTCTTACATTGTATGGTCATTGGTGTCACTACTATGCCAAACAGGACTCTCAGCTTTCAAGTTATTTTTACAGGCTGCGAGTCTGATGATAGTGATAGCCCCAATATACATGGTGGTGCGATGTGGGCTAGGTTACCTCTTATAGCTTTGGTAGCAGACACCCCCCTAGAAGAATGGCCTGAACAATTACCACCTTACTTGGCGCAGCCTTGGGATTGTATGTCGCACCATCATTCAGTTTATAAACTGGAAAGAGCAACCCCAGCACCTTGGATAGCAAAGGTAGATGGAGAGTTCTATCCAGCTAAATATTATTTTACAGTAGACTACACAGATAATGAAGTCGCTGACGATCCAGCCCAACACAAACAATCTCATGTATTAGAGTTGTTAGATGCTGGACAATACACTGGTAACATAGTTGCGTTGCCCAATAACAGAGTGAGAGTAACTCACCCAGCGTGGTTTGAAACTGGACAAGGTGCTCCAGATTTTAGACCTAATCAACATATGTTTAACTCGAAAGAAAACGTAGACTATGTATGGGATACGCAACGAGTGTTTAACAATTTATACAGTGAGGATAAAGAGTATCAATGATGAAGAAAAAAGGATATGCCAAAGGCGGCATGAAGAAAAAAGGTTATGCAATGGGTGGTATGAAAGCTGTTCCAGAGTCTAACACAGGTTTATCAAAATTACCTGAAGGTGTTCGTAACAAAATGGGTTACATGAATAAAGGTGGTATGGCTAAGAAAAAAGGCTATGCTAAAGGTGGTATGAAAAAGAAAGCATACGCCAAAGGTGGTAAGGTAGCTATGTACAATGTAGGTGGAATGGTTAAATCTTCTAGTACAATGAATACTGGCATTAAAACTGCCAAAGATACATATAACAAGTAAAGGATAAAACAATGGCGGTTACACTTCGTACATATTTAAATAATCAAATAAAGGCAAAAGGCTCTAGTCTTGCTCAAGAAAAAGCTAAAGCTAGTAAGTATAAAAGCATAGCAGCAGCTAAAAAAGCTGGTGCACTTTACTATACCAATAAAGATGGTAAAGTCATGGCTGCAGTATATGCAGAAGATCTTAAAAAGTCTGCACCAGTACCAAGACCTAAACCAAAACCAAGACCAAAAGTAACTGAAAGAAAACTTAATAATGTTAAAGGTGGTCGTGGTGATGGCACTGCGGAAAGAAATAAAAGAACACTTGACCCAAAATCACCACAAAATAAACCTAATATGGGTGGTTTGAGTACAAAAGAACTTAGACAAAAACAAAGAAAGCTAAGAACAAAAGTAGCTAATGCCAGAGCTAAAGGCAAAGATGATAAAGCCGCATCAAGAGAAATAGCTCAAATTGATAAGATGATTAAACAAAGGACAAGATAAATGAAAAAATTACTATTAGCATCTGCAGTTGCGGTTGCAGCTACATCAGCATCAGCTATTGATTTAGGTTATGGCCTATCTGTTGGTGCTGAAACAGACATGAGCTATACGACAGGAACAGAAACATGGGAGTTAGATCTTACTCCTAAAGTAAGTATGGGTGCATACGGAGTTTCTTTTTCTACTGAAACAACTATTGATGTCCTAGATATTAATAATGGTGATATCTTTACTGGCCTAGATTGGAAAGCTGAATATGCTTGGAAAGGTATGACTACATATACAGAAGTATCATCAGATGCAGATTTTGAATTTGGTGATATTACAATAGGTGCAAAGATAAGTTTCTAAATGGCTATAACTTCTACAGCTAAATACTTTACTAAAGGAAAAGACTTATCTGCTACATCAGGTGGGGCAAGTGGTGATGTTGTATACACTTGTCCCAATAATTTTATTTCACTAATAAAATTTTTACATGTATCTAGTGGTTCATCTTCTACAAAAAAGTATAGTCTTCAATGGTATGAAGCTGCAACTACTACCTATCATTTTATTATAGATGAGCACAGTGTTGCAGGTCATGGCATTGAAGAAGTTATTGAAGGTGGTGCATATCTTGCACTATCTGAAGGTGATAAGATTGTAGGATTTGAAGAAAGCAGTTCAGATTTTCATGTGATACTATCTGGTGAAGAACACTATCAACCAACTTAATGCATAACGGGGTTGCATTATTATCTATAGTATGTTATAACTATTTGAATATAACTACTCCTGCCTAATAAAGGTAACACAAAGGAGATAGTTATGAGTGTAAAACAATTTTTTAAAAATGCTTGGGAGAAGCATGAGATTGCACAACAGAAACGTGCAGATTTTAGAATACTACAAATGATGAGTGACAAAGACCTAAATGATATAGGTATAGGTCGAGGCGATATAAGGAGAGTTATATATGCCGAAAAAGAAAAGCACAGTTAACGCAGCAGGAAATTATACAAAACCTACTATGCGTAAAAATTTAGTATCGAGAGTAAAAGCTGGAAGTAAAGGCGGTAAGCCCGGACAGTGGAGTGCTCGTAAAGCGCAAATGGTTGCAAAGCAGTATAAAGCAAAAGGTGGAGGATATAGATGAGAAGGTATTTAAAAAGACTTTGGTGTTCCTTAATAAATCGTAAATGTAATCCAGAGTGTAATTGTTGTTAGATGGCTTTATCTAAGTCACAAAAAAGTTTAAAGTCTTGGACAAAGCAAAAGTGGAGAACCAAAAGTGGTAAGCCATCTACGCAAGGTTCTAAAGCTACTGGTGAACGCTACTTACCTACTTCGGCTATTAAGTCTCTTAGTGCTAGTGAGTACGCAGCCACTTCCAGAGCAAAACGAAAAGGCACTAAGGCAGGTAAGCAGCATGTGGCTCAACCTAAGAAAATTGCAAAAAAGACCAAAACCTTTAGAGCCGCAAAAGGTGGAACTGTAAGGAAAAAGAAATGAGTCGTAATCTCACAGAGAAACAAGAAACATTTTTAAATGTTCTGTTTGAAGATGCAAATGGTGATTTTGCTACAGCTAAAAGAATAGCTGGATATTCTGATAATGTAGCAACTTCATCTGTTGTAAATGCATTACAAGAAGAGATAGCAGAAAGAACTAAAAAGTTTATTGCATCTACTGCAACTAAAGCTGCTTTTTCTATGAAACAAATTATGGAAAGCCCCACTGATTTAGGTAATAAAGAAAAGATGGCAGCAGCAAAAGATATTTTAGATCGAGGTGGATTTAAAGCTACAGATAAAGTAGAGGTAGCTACAACAAGTCCACTTTTTATTTTACCACCTAAAGATGAATAAGATAACTAAAACATGGAAACTCCCAGCCCCAGAAAAAGGGGAAGAGTTTGAATGGAGATCTGTTGTAAGAGTTGGCAGACATGTTCCATTTGGGTATGAACAAGATCCTAATGATTCTGATATATTACTTCCTATACCAAACGAATTAAATTTGTTAGAAGAAGCTAAAAAATATTTAAAACAATATAGCTACAGAGATGTATCTGCTTGGTTAAGTGAACAATCTGGTAGATACATATCACATGTAGGATTAATGAAAAGAGTTACCATTGAGCGAAAACGTCAGAGAGAAGCTGCAAACCAACGCCACCTTGCTGAAAAATACAAAAAAGCCCTCGAAAAAGCGAAGAAGCTTGAAGCAGAAAGACTCGGTGGAAAAGAACTTAGAACAGCCTCTAGTCTATGAAGAAGAAGAGTTTGTAGAACAAAAGGTAGTTTTTAAACCTAACAAAGGACCACAAACAGATTTCTTGTCGTCAACAGAACAAGAGGTTCTTTATGGTGGATCTGCTGGTGGTGGTAAAAGCTACAGTTTAGTTGTAGACCCTGTTAGATATTTTAGCAACCCACAAGCTAGAATGCTTTTAGTTCGTAGAAGTACTGAGGAACTTAGAGAGCTTGTATCTATTTCTAAAGATCTTTATCCTAAAGCAGTTCCGGGTATTAAGTTTATGGAGAGGGATAAGACTTGGGTAGCACCATCTGGTGCAACACTATGGATGTCTTATTTAGATAGAGATGATGATGTTATGCGATATCAAGGTCAAGCCTTTAACTGGATTGGTTTTGATGAACTTACACAATGGCCTAGCCCTTATCCTTGGAATTATATGAGATCAAGACTACGTTCTACAAAAGAAAGTGGTCTTCCTTTGTATATGAGAGCAACTAGCAACCCCGGTGGTCCGGGGCACAGTTGGGTAAAGAAAACATTTATAGATCCACAAGTGCCTAACAAAAGTTTTTGGGCACAAGACTTTGAAACAGGTGAAACTATTATTTGGCCTAAAGGACATTCGAGAGAAGGTCAACCATTATTTAAACGAAGGTTTATTCCTGCTACTTTGTTTGATAATCCATACTTAGCTGAAGATGGTATGTACGAAGCAAACTTGCTTTCTTTACCAGAGCATCAAAGAAAACAATTACTAGAAGGTAATTGGGATATTAATGAAGGTGCTGCATTCCCAGAGTTTAATCGTAAGATACATGTAATAGATCCTTATGATATACCAAACAACTGGGTAAAGTTTAGAGCATGTGATTATGGTTATGGTTCTCATACAGGTGTTCTTTGGTTTACTGTAACTCCAGATGAACAACTTGTAGTATACAGAGAAATGTATGTATCTAAGGTTACTGCTACAGATTTAGCAGATTTAGTTTTGTCAGTAGAACAAGGTGATAAAATAAGATACGGAGTTCTTGACTCTTCTCTGTGGCATAAACGTGGAGATACTGGACCCAGTTTAGCAGAACAGATGATTATTAAGGGTTGTCGTTGGAGGCCATCTGATAGATCAAAAGGTTCTCGTGTAGCAGGTAAAAACGAACTGCATAGAAGATTACAAGTAGATGATTTTACAGAAGAACCAAGGTTAGTTATATTTAATAATTGTAAAAATTTAATTTCTCAATTACCTGCATTACCATTAGATAAAACTAATCCAGAAGATGTAAATACAAATGCTGAAGATCACCTTTACGATGCTTTAAGATATGGTATAATGACTAGACCAAGAAGTAATCTTTTTGATTTTGCACCTACACAAGGTTCTGGTTTTCAAATA